GGGCACCGGAAAACCCAGACTGTGCCGGTCAATGTGATAATTCGTGCGATAGAAGTGCTTGTATTAGAAATTGTTGTCCTGTTGGAGTTCCTGTTATATCTGATACATGTACAGAATGTATTGGTAGAATAGGATTTAATTCTAGTAAAGATTACTTTATACAATCGTATAAAAATTTTAGTAGACAAAGAAACTGTTGTAGAGTAATTTATACAAATATAAGTTATGTTAATTATGCATCACGATTAACATATTTTGGGTGGGATAGTGCCTCTGCTACTTTTAAAATATTTTTTACAAAAGATCCATATAGATTTACTGATCTTATTCCAAGTAATGCCAATACTTCATATAAACTTGCTAATGGTTTAATATATCCTTATGTATATCTTGGTGGTGAAATATTAAAAAAATTATGGTCATCTTTTAGTAGTGCTATATATGGAGATGATGGAACTGGAAGAACATGTGAAAATAGTGGAGATGTATGTTTATCAAGAACTCCAAAAGAAACAATTTTGGGTCCAGGTGGTTGGTTGTGGGCGACTACTAATAGTCCAGATGGAAGACCTTCGACAAACCAAGACGGTAATTTTGTCAATAGCATATGGTCTTATCCTGTAGCCGCTCCATTAGTATCACCTTATGCTCTTTTAGGTGCATATACATATGGTGGTACATCAACAGGTGAAATAGTACCAAATGGATCTTCAATACCAACTGACATAAAAATATTTAATCCAGATAATCCAAATGCTTATGCGCCTATATACGGATCTCCAACTTCAACAAAATGGCATAAAATAAATGTAACTAGACCAAATGTTTATGCTGGTGGTGATAATGAATTATCAACTTTTGATCCAATAGCATTTATAGGTGGTGTGGAAGAAGGAGATATAACAGGAACCGCAAATATTGTTTATTATGAACGTTATGAAACAGATGCACTTGGTAATAGAATAAGATTTATAGATATAAAATCAGGTAATATAATTTGTCAAGGTATCACCGACGGATAAAGATATAAATAAAAATGGAGTGTATATATGTTTATTGATAGATTTACTTTTAATAATAATGTAACTGAAGATGGAAGAGGTTCCACGGTAGCAATACCAAATTATGAAAATCCAAAAGATAAAATGTATCCAAATTTTATCTTTAAAAAACGGTTATCATATGAATTTAAAATTGAAAAAATGTTTGGTATTGTAAAGAAGTATGTTGGATTTGGTGATATAATTGAATATATAACCAAACATACTGGAATAAAATACCTTGTTGTTAAAATAACAAAAGGCAATTGTGGTTGTGAAAAAAGAAGAAAACGTTTTAATGCGTTTCTGCAAATACCTTATTTTTCTTTTTATTATAAAGATACCACTATTTTAGATGTTGACAATTCATTAAAACATGTTAAGATGTTTACATCAAACACTTCGCCAATGGATGAATCTATGCAAAAAGAAATTCTTTCCAAAAGAAAACCATGTGGGTGTGGTGCTAAAATGACACGACCTGTGGAGACAAAGTGAAAATTAAATTTATAAAAATATCGCAAAGTGAAGAAATAATTGCCGAGTGCACAGATAAAAACAATGGAGTCTTTGTAAAAGACGCTGCTGTCATTGTATCTTTAGAATTGGGAAAAATTAATCTTGTAACTTGGTTACCGTATACAAAAGTACAAGATGGTTTTTTCCTTCCAGAAAAAGCCTACCTGTTTATAGCAGATGTGCAAGATGACATGGCTGAGTATTACAATAAATGGCGTACTGAACCTTTTGCACTAAATAAAAATTAAGCAATATTTATTCTAAGAACATTTGTTGTGTTCTTTTTAATTTGCATGAATATGGTCTTTGAAGAATATGCTCTGTCTACCATATAGATAAAGGATGCTCCTTCATAGCCAGGTTCGCCTAAAAGGTAATAATTTTCAATTAAAGGTTGAGTGCAGTTACTGTCTAAAAATACATTTATTACAGCACTTTTATTATCCGCATCTGAAAGATCGATTTTAATTGGAGCAACTGCAGTATTACTGTTGATTGATAATGTCTCTGTTTCAATATTATCAATATAAATCAAATCATTATATTGGTTGGTTCCAAGAAACTCTGAAATATTAAAACCATCAGTATTAAAAGAAATAAAATACGAAGTTTTAATTTTTAATATAAAGACATTTGAATAAGAAATAGAAATATTTTTATAATCTACAATGCTTTCTGTATTGGCATTGATTGTCTTTAATGTGCTATTGGGATAATAGTAATATACATTTGCAGTATCTAGTTGTTGTCTTAATGCGTGTTGTAAAATGTTTTGATTTTCCAATAACATTGAAACAATACCAGAAGTTGCTCCAGCAATTTTAATTACACCATTTTGCAATGGATTCGTAGCCAACACAGCTAGCGAAGGAAGACCTCTGTGCAATATATCAACTTGAGATTTATTAAAAAATCTATTTTCATTGGTTACTGGATTTGTAAGATAAATTACTTCTGTATTATCATTTAACTTTACATAATTTTTTATTTTAAGTCTTCCAGAGTTTAACGTACTACCAATAACTTCTACGTATTCTTCAAATCCATAATCAGATCCATATACACCAAAGAAATCAAAATTTAATGGACTGCTTCTAGGTGTATTTGATATTAAGATATTAGCAGTATTACCTGTTGTTGCAGTAAACTGTATAGGATTCGTAAAATTTTTACTTACGTAATATCCGCCAGTAATAGCTGCAGTGCCAGTAACACCAGAGCATGAGATATATTGTTTAAAAGTTCCGGATATACCTTGTAATTGTAATGTACCATTCCAATTTATACTAGAAGAAGTAGCATCGTTATAATATACTCCACTAGAAAAATTGAAAGTACTTCCAGTTGTAAGACCGTTGAAGAATTTATTTAAAAACTTTAAATCATTACCAGTTTTTACTTCAGAATAATCAAAAAACAACGAGTTACCAGTAATAAAAATATTAGCAGAACCATTCAGATTTCCTTTTGTAAAACAAGGATCTGCCGTATTACCAACAAATTGTGTTGTGTATGAATACGATGTTTTTGCTGTATTTAACGAAAATAATGACATATTAGGTCGCTAGGTAACTAATAATTTGAGCACCTGATTTTGCTCTATGGGCCAAAAGACTAGAATTTATTATATCGATGAATAGCGATTCTCCGGGATCTAATTCGTATCCAAGAGAAGTAACAGATGCAGATGTGTCTGTGGTGATGTAAATTATATCGGTATTTGTAGATGCAGCTTTTACATTTATTCCGCTCTTGCAAGTAAATCCTGCAAATGGTATTGCAGTTGTTGTGCTTGTTAATCTATAAGCAGTTCCACCAGTTGGACGAATAACAGCAAATCCACCAAGATCACTTCTTAGACCTACTACCTGACCATAGATGGCAGTCATACCAGTTATAATATTTGTATCATTAATTCCAACAGTGTTACCTACGTTAACTCCTACAGCAGTAGCACCGGAAAGACCTACTACAGTAACGGTAGAAGGAATGGTGGCATTAATTGTTGCACCAGCAACGTTAACATTTAGTGCACCATTGGTGTAACTTAAAGTTTTTCCAGCTTGATCTACTAGATTTACATAGATGTATGTAAGACCGTTGGGCCCAAATACAGAAACCGAATCTGTAGATTTTCCTAGATAACGACCGCCAGTGACTTCTACTTGTGATCCTGTAAAAGTTCTGACAAATAATGGAGATGAAGTTAGGCCAGTTGTGACTACTGAACCAGACACCACCACTGCAGCACCACCTATACCACGTACATCGATAGTTCCGGTGAATCCAGAGATGGTGGCAGTCATTCCAGTGGCAATTGTTACTGGAAGTGGATTTGCTGAATTTACAACTGTCGCAGATCCATCGACACCATACCCAAGTTTAATGAGTTGGTAGTGACCTGTAATACCGCCTGTACCGACATAGTCGGTCGCAATATATGCGGTTATACCTGCTGTTTGAATTGGAATCGCATCTGATGTTACGCCTGTTCCTGATGGCATGGATTAGACCTCGTTAATTAGTTCATGAATATTTAGATGTATTTAATTATTGATTATTGGAATATAACGTATATAATAAAACCATGTATATAGATGAAGCAGCAAAAGAAAAATTTTCAAATAAAGTTTTAGATAGAGTAAAATCTACAAAACTAAGTTTTATGGATTGCATACTTGAATTATCTGAAGAAATGAATATAGACCCAAGTACGGCTGGTAAACTTATTACCAGACCAATAATTGAAAAAATTCAAATTGAAGCCAGAGACCGCCATTTGCTAAAGAATGGCAAAACCAAGAAACTCCCAATTGACTAACCATCTAATTGGGCTATAATTAGAATAGAAAGGCCGAGGTAGGTCCTCGGGTAAAATACTATGTCAAACTTTGCAGATTTTAAGAAAAAGAGTAAGAACTCAGTCGCATCTCTAACCGAGCGTATGGATAAGCTCACCTCCAAGGAGAGTTACAAGGACGAACGTATTTGGAAGCCCGGTATCGATAAGTCAGGTAACGGATACGCTGTAATCCGCTTCCTGCCTGAAATTCAGGGCGAAGATACCCCATTCGTTTCCATGTACAGCCATGCCTTCAAGGGCAAGGGTGGTTGGCTGTTTGAAAACTGTCCCACTACGATTGGTGAGAAGTGCCCAATTTGTCAGGGTAACACTGAACTCTGGAACAGTGGTATTGAAGATGACAAGAACATTGCACGGAATCGTAAGCGTAAGTTGGCTTATATCTCCAATATTCTTGTAATCGAAGATCCTGCCAATCCAGAGAATAAGGGAAAGGTTTTCCTTTACCAGTATGGCACCAAGATCTTCCAGAAGATTCAGAGCCTCGCTCACCCTGAGTATCAGGATGAGGTTGCAGTTGACCCATTCAACTTCTGGACTGGTGCAGACTTTAAGATCAAGATTCGTAATGTCGGAGGTTACGTGAATTATGATCGGTCAGAATTTGCATCTCCTGCTCCTCTTCTTGGTGGAGATGACAAGAAGCTAGAGGAACTTTGGAAGAAGCAGTATCCTCTGAAGCCATTTATTGACAAGAGCCAGTTCAAGAGTTACGCAGAACTCTCTGAGCGTTACAAGAAGACTGTTGGTGATGATATTCGTGCTCAGTTTACTGAAAGCAAGAGCATTGAGGATGATGTGGCAGACACAGTGGTGTCTGAAGACATTGAGGAAAAGGATCCTCTAAAGTACTTCTCTGAGATGGAGAACGATTGAGAAAAGCCCCCGCAAGGGGGCTTTTTTTATGCCCAATTTGGAGCTGATGACGTTTTAGTTGCTCTATCTAAAAATATTAAATTTGTTGGAGCGATTGTAGGTCTTTCTACCAAATCAGTATTTTGATTCTTAGTAGATACATTCATGTCATTTACTTGCTGTGCAATCTTCTGAAGAGATGGCATGATATTATCTTTAATTTGTTTTTCAATATTTGAAGTTTTAGAATTATCCATGAAACCAGTATTAGCCTGCATTGGAATTATTCTGGATTGATTTGGTGCAGCAATAACTGGAGAAACATTTACACTGGTATCCATGGACATCATGGACAGATTTTGAGTACTAAAAGGAGAAGGAGTGACTGAATATGATGGTTCTGTCATTTCTAGTTTTTGCTCAGATCTTCCTATGGCATCACTGAATACAGTTTTTTCTGCTTCAATGTTTATTTTTGCTTCATTATTATTATCCAAAGTGTTGTCCTGCTGTTTGGTTATGTAATTGTTTTTGTTCTTGTTCTAAATTGTAATTTACCAAAATGTTAATATACACTTCTCTCTCCCAAAAATACATATTTTCGATATCTTGAACACTCCATTTTAGTTCTTTCATTAAAGAGAAGTTAGTTTGATAGTAGTCAACCACATCAAAGTAACTTGCTGCTAGATAAAAAAACTTAGGAAACCAGATACCTCACTCCCACTATTTTCTTTTTCGACCTTGAACCATAATCTTGGTTCGTTTTTTACAAATTCATTAATTTGTTTCATAGTAAACAAAGGGAGATTATCGATGATCTCCTTGCACTTTTCATTTACAAATTTATCTAAGTAAAAAACTTGACCAGAAATTATTATACTCTTAATGCATGATTTAGAATAAACTTCATCTGAAAATGAATCTTGTTTTAGCAAATCACTTAAAGAAGGAGTTGCCAAAGTAATTGTAATGGACTCACCTACTGGTATATTCAATGATTGAATTGCATTTTTATTTTCAATATTAGATATACCAATTTGAGTTTTTTCTTGATTTACAATCACATTAATCAATTCATCAACACTTTTAGATCTAATTTGTAGAAATAAGTATTCTGCATCAGCAAGACACAGATCTTGTACATTTTTTAAATCACAGTTGTCTTTTATGCATTCATATAACGCCAATAATGATAATTTTTTATTATCTTCATTAAGTATCAAAGATATTTTTTTAGCATCTTTTACTTTAAATGCAGTAAATAAAACTTTCTTTTTACTAAAAGGAAGTGTGGTTTCAAACTTTGGTTGCGAGTCTTTAAATAAATTTAAAATATCCATAATAATTCCAAAAAATTTCTCGTATAGAAGATCTAGTAATAGATCTGTAATTCAATACAACTTGGTAAAGTAAGGGAGAATCTGCCTTGGCAGATAATTGAATAGGCAGTGCCTCTACTGGATATACTTCTTGAAATGTCCATAGAGATTGGTTATTTGTTGAAACCGACTGGTTTCCATTTAAATCCAAATATGTAAGTTGAAGATTTGCAGGTTGTACAGTTTCAGTATACCAAGGAACAAAAAAAGTATTATTATTTCTATTGTACATGGCATCAAACCAGTCATTGAAATAATTTAAAACAAATAGATCACCAGTAACATAAAAAGTCATTACAATTCCACCAACAAATTTTGTAGAATTGGGAACAGCTCTACCATAATTGTAGCCTTGTAGTCCATCATATATGTAATTCGTCGCACGTGCGCCAAAAGAAATTTCAGATGGATAGACAGTTATATATGATGATGATACTTGACCATTAGGAAGGTCATCTAATTCGGGCCTATAAATTTTTACAGCATATCTATTGGCTCTTTGAAGACCGCCACTGGCATTTAAATAATTTTTTAGATTGTCAATATTATTGGTGTTTATGGGTGAGGATGACATTTGTTATATAACTCTTTTTCTGTTAAAATTTTGAATTCTATATTGTGTTTTTCACAATAACTTTCCGCTGCCTTCCACTTTGCAGTATTTACTGCCCATATATACTTTTCATTTTTGGTGGCGTTTTCCTTTAAAAAGGTTTGTTTTTTGGGTTTGACTTCTACCATCCAAATTTTTTTATTATTGTTTTGTTTTATCTCTATTAAAAAATCTGGATAATAATTTTTAATCTTATTCTCTATTGGATGCACATAAGGAATTGCAATTTCTTCAGATGACCATTTTATTATATTTGGGTGATCGTCGCAAAATTTGCAAACAGTTCTTTCCCACAGAGATCTGCAGACGATCTTTTCACAATCGCCTATGTATTTCTCTTTGTTTTTTGGAAAAAACTGTGTTCTGTACGCCATTTTAAATATTTATGATATTGCTAAATATTGTAGTATGGCATCAACATATATATACCCAATTGCAGGTAGCGCTTCTGGTGCTGAAGTTCCTTTGCAACTCAGATTTGATGTTGCAACCTATTCTTTGAAGAATTTTGAAAGAACGAGAGATTCTATCGTAACTAGATCCGATTCTACCATAATACTTCCTATGCCAAAAGAACCGGGTTATAGTATCATTCACCAATTTGGTGAAGGTCAAAATCCTGTTGGACCAGTAATTTCTATGGCAGGTGCAGCCAATAGTGGTGGTTTGGATAACTTTGGAACTTTGTATTCAAGAGTAATGCAGCCAGTAGCATTCTTTGCTGAAAGGCAATATGCAACTGATACCTATAGACGGTTTAGTAATATTACCGAACTTACCATGGTTTCAGAGGCTAGAAAAAGTTATTATTTTGAATATTTGTTTGTTCCAAAATCACCAGATGAGTCAAATGTTGTTACTGATATAGTTGGAACTTTTAGAAAAGGATCTTATCCAGTAGTTGCTACAGGCTTGCCCGAAAGATCTTATCCGCAAAGATTATGGAATATTTCAGTAATGAATGGTGGAGATATAAATCCAAATAGAACTGCCGATTGGTTTGGTGAACCTCTTCCATGTGTTTTGAGTGGTATTGTCGTAAAACATGCAGACTACGGTGATCCAGTATTGCGGTATCTTAAAGACTATCGTTCATCTGCTGTTATGCTTGGTCTTAATTTTGTTGAATTTGAAACTGGTACATATGTTCCAGATGCAAATGCTACTTGGTCTAAATCTGAAATTTCAGATTATTATTTTGGATACTCTGGATAATGAAATACTTTGATAAACTTCCAAAACGAACTTTTGAAACTACACTTGGATCTTTTTCTATTAGTGATTATTTTAGTTACTATAAGTTTAGCTTTGATTTAGTTAGCAAAAGACAATTTGAATTTGATAGCAAAACCACATTGGTAGAGGCTGCTTCAACTCTATATGAAGATCCCAATTCTTTTTGGTTGATTCTTCTAGCGAATCAAACAATAAATCCATTTTTCTTGTTTATTGATAACTATACTGATTTTATTCAAAATAACAAATACAAAGAAACAGCAAAAATTGCAAACTCGACAGGAAATACTGGTTATTATATGAGTGCTGGTAGTTTAGTATTACCATATTCAGCAACTGGTGGCAAACCATTTGATTTTAATTATGTTGGTAATTTTTCTTTAGATGGAGATATCTACATTGTAGAAGATCAAGATTCATATACAAAAAGAGTAACAATGAAACCAACACCAAGCAATGGGGTTCCTTTTGCAAGTGGAGGTATTGAGGCACAATATGTTGATTTTGAAGCACCATCAACATTTATAAATTCTACAGAAACACCAATTAACGCACTTGAAAAGTACTCTTCTATAGATACAGTAGAATTAATTGAAGAATATGGACCTCTTGGATCACTGTTATTTAAAAACATGTCACTAGGAGATGTTCCAAATGTTTATATTCCTCCAAGTTCTAAAATCGCAGCACAGACAACCCAAGAAGTAGCACAGTATGCAAATAGAAAGGTGAATATATTTAATCCAAGTGAATTGTCCAAAGTGACTAGTCGTTTAATTACGATTAAATATACATGATATGCCTCCAAATTTACAATCAAATCCATTTGACTCACCATTAAGTGCAATCGTACTTACAAGTTCTACAGATTCACAATATGCATTTAATATTTTAAACAGAAATAGTCAATGTCAGTTTCAACGTTTGGAATTAGAAGAAAGTGCATTTGAAATATTTCCTGTTGGCGCTATAGTTGTGCGTGATACACAAGATATAACCACGTTTATTCAAAACAATAAAATTGATTATGCCTTAATGTATATGACTGATGGCACGATGATAAGACTTTCTATTACAAGCACAACCTATGTAAATAATGCTGCATCTGAAACAGAAGAAAACTTTGTATCTATAAATGTTACAAATAGTTT